TCTATGCACTTGATGATGATACTCTAAACATTTCAATGGCTTTGGTCCCAGGCATTTTCAGTCAGCAAGTTCAGAATGCTCTGATTACTCTTGCTGAGGAATCACAAAACTTTATTGCTGCCGTAGCTCCCCCATATGGCTTAGACACAGTACAAGAGGCAACAGAATGGATGAATGGGCGTACATCAGATGGCTCAAGAACGGCTGCAATCAATTCTTCTTGGGCATCTGTGTTCTGGCCTCATGTCCAAGTCTTTGATGTGTTCTCAGGCAAGGACCGTTGGTACGACCCAGCGATCTTCGCTGTAAGACAAATGGCATTTACGGATAACGTAGCTGAGACTTGGTTCGCCCCCGCTGGATTCCGCCGTGGTCGGCTAACTAAGCCAACCGCAACAGAGAAAGCACTTAATCAGGGCGATCGGGATGCTCTGTATGTAAATAACATAAACCCAATAGTAAACTTTGTCCCTGAGGGTATTACTATCTTTGGGCAAAAGACCGCACAGCGGGCTGCTACGGCTCTTGACCGCATCAATGTCAGAAGACTTATGATCTTCCTAAGAAAGGTTCTCTTGCAAACAGGACGCCAAGATCTGTTTGAGCCTAACGATGCTTTTACTTGGGATGTAATCAAAGGTAAGGCTGAGGCTGTTCTTAGCGACATTCAAGCCAGAAGAGGCATTGTTGATTTCAGAGTAATCTGCGATTCAACTATCAATACGCCACTTAGAGTGGATCGTAATGAACTATGGTGCAAGGTACTCTTAAGACCTGTGAAGACTGCCGAGTGGATTGTTTTCGAGGTCAACCTTACAAGCCAGTCAGCTAAATTTAGTGGATAATCAATATGGTTCAAAGCTATTTTCGTAACAGTTATCGTCCGTTTAGAAAGGGAGAGAGCTTACCCGTAATCTCTACGTCTCTTGATTCCGTCCGGGCATATCAATTTGAGGTGCAGTTCTTTGGACTGCCTCCTGCGATTGGTGTGCAGCAAACAACGGACCTTACACTAGCTGCAAAGCAAGTAGGTGCTGTAGGTTACGGGGTAGAGGATATCGCTGTCAATCGTGTCAATGATCGGGTTTACTACCCTGGTCTTCCTACGTTTGATTCGGTGTCAATTACCTTTGATAACCTTTATATGCGGCGTACTTGCGCTGTACTTTGGACTTGGTTTAAGTCCATTTACAATCCTGTGACTGGCGACGCTACTGCCATAGCTGCCCCAGGAGGCCCAGGTAATAACTCATTTAAGATTGCTAAGATGCGGGTATTAGAGCTAGACAATACTCGTAATCCTCATGCTGCTATTGAGTTCTATGGAGTTTATCCAAAGTCAGTTAGATTCTCAGAGAAGAACTATAACAACAACGATTTCTCAACTATTGAAGTAGAGTTTAGATATGATTTCCTCGACTACTTCAACTACGCTTAATTTTAATTTACCTATCCCTAATTAAAAATAGCCTACCAATTAGGGTAGGCTATTTTACTATAATAGTAGTATGAATTATTTCCAAGAACTACTTGAGAGTTATTCAAGACTTAAAAAGAGAAATCTTAAGTTACTAGAGCAAGAGCAGTTAGATCCTAATGCTGTTGGAAAAGCAGATCAATATATCTCAGCAGCCAAGAGCGCAAAAAATAACCCATCCCCAAGTAATAGAATTGAAGTAATAGAAGCCCCAAAAACACATGTTTGGATCGCTAAGAAAACTGGATTACCTGTTTATAATGGATTCGGAAGCCAAATAACAATAATAGACAAGATTTCTGATCCTGAAGGTTATAATAAATTCGTAGGTATTTTTTCAGTACAAACTCAACAACAAGATACTGGAGATGGGGCAGGACTTCCACCCCAAGGACAGCAAGCTTTAGGTGCTCCCGCCGCTACAGCAGCATTAAAATATCCTTGGATAGGTGAAGAACCCATTATAGATGAATTACTTTTAACTAAGTTTATTGAATCCGCACCGTCTGGGGTTAAGCAAAGTATTCCAGATTTTTCTGAAATTATAAACTACTTTCAAACCGAAAATGTTAATAAGGGTTTTATTAACACATTAAAAAGAACATCATATTTAGCAGAATGCTTTGATAATGCATATGATGAAGATTGCTTTGCAACAAAACTTAAAAATCGTGATAAAATACAAGACTCACATAAAAAAAATACTCTAAATGTAGTAAGAAAAGCTTTATCTATTTTACTAACGGACAAACCCCTTACACTTTCAGAGCAAATATTTTTAAAAAATAGCATATCAATAAATAGAAAAGGGGATGTTTTCATAATTGATAGCTCTGACTCTAGTGGTGAAGGAATACTTTTAAAAAATAGCAACACATCTAATAAATCTGTTCTACATTCTTTAATTTTAGAATCTTCTAAATTAAAGCAACTTAATTTAACTTCTGTAAGAAGTAGCTTTCTTAATGGATCTATAAGTAAAAATCAACCGGAATCTACATTTAGAGGTTTTTATTATGAAGATATTCAAAAATTAGGAATTGCTCTTAGAAGATGTTTAAATATTACAGATGAGTCTGAGAAAAATAAATGTCATACAAGAGCTTCTAAATATTTAGAAAAGTATCAAGAGTCTACAGATAAAGTTATAGAAAGTTTTAGAAGTTTGTATAGCCTTAGCGGGCAAGATGAGATTTCAATTTCTACAAACAATGCAACTCATTTGTTTTTTGTAAATACTATAGCTAGAACTTTTGGTCTGCAATCATTAGATGAATCAAGTGCCCAAGTAGATATCAGAAAGTTTTGCTTTAAATTAACTAGATTAGCTTTACTAGCGTCAAACGCAAGAAGACCAACTAATGCTGTAAAAGTTGGTGCTGAAGTTGGCAGTAATAGAAAATCTGACATAAAGGAATTCTATGACAACAGAGAGGCCGCAGTAAATGCTGTAGTTAACATGGGCATTAACAGAACGGAAGCAGAAAGAATGGTACGCGGGCAAGAAGATACTGATCCTAACTCAATTGGGGATAGCTTAAAATTTTCTACAGATATGAAAGAAGTAATTGCTGGGAGGGCGGCTCTTCCTAATGTAGAAATGGCATTAGATCCACAAAATTCCAACACAGGTCAAATAAGAATGCTAAGGTCTTTTGGTATTGATGAAGAAGCAGCCAGGAATGCTCTACTTGAAGCACAAGCTGTCACAAGAATCACTAGTCGAGTGCAAGCGATAGCTAAAAGATCTAGTTATGTAGGTAGTGATGGAAAACTTACTACAGTGGATACAAGAGATAACTTTATTAAATCTTTAAAAAGTGAGTTAACTAAAAATTCTCAATTTAACGATGAAATAACATCAAAATTAACTACATTCCTTGAAGACTATGAGGGCACCCCAGAAAATCAAAGAAAAAGCTGGGAAGAAGTTTCAGAGGATATAGCTAATACTCTACACAAAGCTAAACTTAGAGAAAAATTAGAGGGTAGCCCTAGAGAGAAGGAAAGAGCTATTGACTTTGTGACTACGATGGCAGTATTAGGCGGATGTGCAGTGGATAGCCCTTTTCTTACTGTTGTTGATCCTAAAGGTAGTAAAGTTCATGTCACATCTCAAAATTTATTAATGCGTAGTGTATTAGATAAAATAAGAGCTAATCAAGAATCATTAACAATTAATGATAAATCAATATCGTTAACTTTAGATGGTAATAAAGTTTTTCAGTTAAAGTGGGATGGATTTAACTCAGACTTTATTATTGATATGAAAGAAATAGAGGATTTTACAAAAAAAGATTCTGGTACTGGTAAGACCCTTTCTGTGCGGCAAGGCATGGAAGTATCTGAGTCTGTTAAATCAGCAAATAATAAACTCTCATCTGCTAGCATGAAATTAGCGGACATGCTAGTTGAATTTTCAAATATCTTAAAGAATCAAATCAACAACTAGTGTACCAAAGGTGCCAAGCATTGTAAGTCTTGGTAATCTCTAGTAGATCCTCTAGCCTGCATATCATATACCTGTTATTGTTAAAGTTCAAAAAAACATGAGTTTTGTTTTCAGCGTATGTCGCTAAAGTTAGGGATTTCTTTTCATTGAACAAGCAAAGAATATCCTTTCTATCTTGCTGAAAGATCAACAGGAAATTTTTATTTATTTTCACAGAATCTTTCTCAGCTTGGGCTATAAATGACATTAAATCTGACTTAGGATTAAATAAAGATCCAATGTTTTCTTTATTATATCCTTTCTTACACTCAATAGTGAACTTAAAGCTTTTAGGTGTAATTAAATCACCACTAAACATTAAGTGTTCTGGTAGTTTATGAGTTGTAGAGAAAGCTCCAGATCCAGGGGATCTAATAAATTCAGTAGTCTTAAAGTGCTCGTTAAGTATCTTACACACTTTTCGCTCAAAGGTGTTACCCTTGGTTCTACTGTTTTTTCTTTTCTTCTTGGACTCCACCAGATTTTTTAAATCAAAATCATCTTTCATATTTTTATCCTCGTACTATTATAGACCTCGATGGATAAAATTAAATTACTAGGTTCTAACTGGAATATACAAACCGAAGAAAGAAGTAGAGGACGTATGAAACTAACAATTAAACTAAGCAAGGACGAAGCCCAGGGATTTAAGAACTGGACTGACATAGTTAAGCCACCAGAACTTTCGCAAGAGGAGTTCCTGAAGCAGATTTTCTTTAACGGAATTGAGCATCTAAATGATAAGCTCCAGAAGGTATCGGAGCAGATTATGAAGGATGCCGCTCTTCAAGAGCAGCTTTCAGCTTCAGGTATTGACGTATCATCAGTAATCACACCTCCATGAACATTCCCCGTAGTATAAATAGTTACGACAAATTACGAGTGTTTGTCAATTGCATCCGCTATGCCCAAGATCGTGGTGATCGACTTCATCATCAGGTAATTTTTTATACTCCTTGGGACAAGGCTGCCAAGAAGATTAAGGGCATTGTATCTCGGGTGAATCTATTTGATTTGCCCGATGCTTACTCAATCATGCGGCGCGAGTTTAATCTCCCTGAGAATCTAAACTATGTTCCCACTCTGCTAACTTTTGAAGTTCAGAACGGGGAAGTGTCTGTAAGATTCGTAGATAACTGCACAGCAATTCAGCACGAACTAGTATCAGGGTGATTCAACCTCACCCCGTGCTTGTGTTCATAATAAGCTTCCAACTTTAATCTGTGTCTCTTTATCTTAGTTGCAACTAACTTCAAGTTGTTAACTATAACGGTCGTAAAGTAATTGAACGCAGACCCATTCGCCGGATTAAAGTTGCGTAAAGTCTTTAGTATAAGCAGGAAACAATCCTGTTTTGCGTCTTCTTTGTCCACTTTAAAGTGGAAGGCGTCTATGATGTTGGAGATTAGGATGTCGAAACATCCCATTAGCTCATCTTGAGATTCGTAATTTCCCGAGCAATGAAGCTTTATTAAGCTTTCAAATTTCTTGTTATCAAGATAATTAGACACAAAATATAATAGTATGCGGATTATACCAGACCCATTTAAATCTTTAAATAGTGGGTGCCAAGGCTGCACTATTCTCGATAAGAGTAAGATTTGCCACTCGATTATGGACCATGAGGAGGAAGGGTTCAATAAACAGTGTGAAATCTTATTTGTGTCAGAGTCCTTTAAGTTAGAATTTGGGGAATTGACTCCATTTTCATCCAAGGAGCAGAACTTAATTGAAGATACTCTCTCCAAGTTGGGATTAAGCCATCTTATCCCCGCCATAGAGTACACGGCAGCGGTCAAGTGCCCATCTGTAAAAGATAAGGACATGACCAAGGATGATAAGGATATTTGCCGCGCCCACATCGCAGCTACAATTAAGTCCTGCAATCCAAAACTAATCTTTGTGTGTGGTAACCTTCCTATGGTTATGCTTACAAAGAAATCTGGTATCATGGATAAGCGAGGGAAGTCTTTTGATTACAACGGCATTCCTGTTGTAGCAATTTACCACCCTTATCAGGTAATAGTGGAGCCTCAGAATGAGTATCTGTTTGGCCTGGACATCCAGAATGCTATTGAGCTACACTACACAAAAACCAATACTCAATCTGAATTTTCGTGGGAGCTTATCGACACGGTAAACAAGTTAACTTCTTTAGAGAGATATATAGATTGTGACGTTGCAGTCGATATTGAAACCACAGGCCTTGATTTCATCAAGGATGAGATTCAAACTATAGCTCTATCATTCGACTCAACCTCCGGTCAGAAGACATTCACTATTCCTGTCTATCACAAAGAATTTAACCAACCGGACAAGTGGATGTCTCATGTACAGACCACGTTGAATAAAATTTTCACCAATGAGAGGACCAAGAAGATCTTTCATAAGGCTCAGTTCGACACTAAGTTTCTTTCTAGGCACGGAATGCCAAACATCGTAAACATTTACGACACCAAACTTATGCAACACATGATTGATGAAAATCTCCCGAAGAGCCTTTCGGACCTCTGCAAGTACTACTTCCCAGGTGAGATGAGCATTATCTAATGTTAGGCCAAGACGGGAGAAAAACTGACTGGAAGAACATGCCGCTAGCCCAGATGGCTAGAGGCAACGCTCTCGATGCGTATTTCACTCTTAAGATCTTTCGCAAACTTGAGAAGAGTATTGCGGATCTTAAGATGTCCAATCTCTATGATAGGCTCATGGTGCCTGCTGTGGAGCTATTTAAGGACATGGAGCTTGATGGTCTATTAATCTCTGAGGAGACTGTAGACGAGCTTGCTACTCAACTGAGAGAGGATATCCATGAGAAAGAAGATAAGCTATATTCCTTCAAGCAAGTAAATAAAATCTATGAGCTTACTTCTACTGATGACCTAATCAAGGTATTGTTCTCATGCGATAAGAAGGGCAACATAGTAGAGGGTGGCTTTGGGCTTTACCCTCCAATCTCTTCGGAAAAGACTGGGGCGGCTAGTACAAGCGCAGAAGCATTAGATATTCTATTAGAACAACTGCAAGACGAGATAGACAAGCGAGGACTCAATGAATAGGTTTGAGAAGCTAGATCACGAAAAGCAGATCTCACGATCTGTAATCACAAGCTTAAGCAACGAGAAAATACTTGGTGCTAACAGCTTCATTAAGTCTTTGCTAGAATTCCGTAGATCTAAAAAGCTACATGACACCTATATTACGGGTGTAAAGGAAGCCATTAAGTATAATGGATTCAACAAGATCTTCGTGGAGTATCGACTTGATGGTACGGTAACCGGACGCTTATCTAATGCAGGGTATAGCGTAGGGAATAATAGTATGGGCATTTCATTCCATACCCTGCCTAGAGAATCCAAGTTTAATATCCGCAATTATGTTGTGGCTCCAAGGGGTCATAAGTTTATTACTGCGGATATGAAGTCCATGGAACTGCGAGTCCTAGCTCACTTAGCCAAGGAGAAGAACATGGCTAAAGCGTTCAATGAGCGCATGGATCTACATACTTACTCAGCGTCTATGACGTTCGGTAAGCCCATGGACAAGGTGACAAAGGAAGAGCGTCAGATTGCCAAGGCTGTGAGCTTCTTGACGGTGTACGGAGGCACAGAGAAGACTCTAGCGATGAAGCAGGGCATCAGCTTCAAGAAGGCCAAGGGTATCATTGAAGGTTGGATGGCGGCTTTCCCTGGAGTTCCAAGATACATGGAACATATTGATGATTTCATCAAAAGAAACAAATATGCTTACACTATTTTTGGTCGCCGTCGCAATCTACCTAATGCTGCATCTGAGGCTAAGTATATTAGAGAGCAAGCATTTAGACAGGGACTGAATTTTACCGTACAGTCATCTGCAAGTGATACGCTAGTTTGCTGTATGCTAGGACTGCATCAAGAACTAAAGAAGCGTAAGATGCAATCTAAAATTGTCGCTACTGTCCATGACAGCCTAGAGCTAATAGCCCCTGATTCTGAAGTGGATGAAACAATCCGATTGCTTCACTATCATATGACCGAGTACCCCTACATCAAAGAAAACTTTGGTATCACGTTTTCTGTCCCGCTAGAAATTGAAGTTATGGTAGGGGATTCTTTCGGATCAGGAGAAGAATACCATATTAACTAACAGTCCCATTTTCTCAAGGCTAGATTAACTCTTGAGTTTGGATTATTGGCAGTTCTTCGGGAAGTATTCTTTCTTTTGTGCCCGGACATTCTCGCGCAAAATGCCCTTCTCCGGGCAGCAGACTTCTTGGACTTCTTAGCCTGTTTCGCTGAGACGGGTGGTTTAAGATTGTGTCCTTGAGCCTTAGCTGAAGCTCTACCCTTGGCATTTAGTCCACCTTTAGGGTTTTGGCCCTCTGATCTTTGCCAAGCTGGAGTTCTCGCTTCTTTCACTGTCTCTATTTTTTTCACTGTCTCTATTTCGCCAGTTCCTTCGCCACCCTTCCTAAACACACGTCTACCTTTTTGTTTAGGCTTTTTAAATGGCTTACCGTCTGACCCTACTCTAGCTGCACTTGGTGTTAAGCGTGTTCCTTTTAACTCAGGGTTATCCTCTGAAGATCTTCTCATATTTCCAAAAACTCTACGATCTACAGCCTTTGAATCTTTTGGATTTTCTTTAGCTTTTATTTTTCGGACTCGTCGGGCTATTCTTTGTGCTAGGGACCCCGCCCCTTTTCTACCTTTAAATCCTCTACGTTTAAGATCCCCCGCTACTTTTCCGAGCTTAATGTCTCTGGCGGCTCTCTTACCTTCATCGTTCGGTACGTTGCCTAAACCTTCATTAACTGATTTGCAAGACCCTTTTGAATAAGGCTTCTTACCGGGGACTGGCTTGTATCCTTTCCAGCACCTTTCGACTATCATCTCAATTAATCTTTCCTTGATAGTTTTCACAGACCGCCACCTTTATTTTTTGGGTTTCTTCCCGAGCCGCCTTCTCTATTGGCTAATGAACCAAAAAGTTTTCCGGTATTTTTACCTATTCTTATTAATTTTTTATTCAGATTCTCTTCTTTGCTTTGACCCGCTGCATTTTGTCTACCACCAACTCCCTTTCTATTTATTTCGCCTTTAGATAATGGGGGTGTTCTTCTTCCCGCAGCGTTTGGATCGTCAGGCGTCGTGACATGAATACCTCTTTCGTACCCTTCGCCTCTATCCCTCTTTCTTCTTTGGGCAATATCTATTTTAGTTGTAGCTTTCCCAATACCTTTTTCTCTTTTCATTGGGGTAGTAGTTGGGTCTTGAGCACTAGCCTTGGCTTTGTAGCTTTTTAAAGTCTCGATTGAAAGCTCGTCTAATTTATTTCCGAATAATTCTGTTGATTCTCCGTATCTGCTAAGTAAGTTTCTCTTTTTAAATTCAGCTTCCCCTTTTATGCTGGCTGGAGCTTGAGGCATTGGACCTTCTTCCCCACCCTTTGAGTATTTCCAAGCTGCGGCGGCGTGTCTAGCCCTGTCAAATCTTTGTTGTCTAACTTTATTCATTACTGCATCTTCAGGCTTCCTTAAAGCTGCCTTACCTATGCTCCCGGCTGTTTTAATGGCACCTGTTGCTAATTTTCTACCACCGCTTAAAACACCCTTACCAGCCTCACTAGCCGCAGCACCTATAGCAGCCTTAGTTCTTCTTGCAAATCCGCCCATGCCGCCGCCTCTATCACTAGCATTCCATGCAGTTTCAGCGGATCTAGTCATTGCATCCCCGGTTTTACGAATACCACCTTTTACTATATTGGATGCGCCAGATAAACCTCTTTTAGCGGCTTGACCCATTCGTTTAATGGCACCAAAAATCTCATTTAACTGCTCTTCATTTAACGAATCAAAATTAATTTCATTTTGCTCACAGAAAATTAAAGCTCCTTCGGCTAAATCATTAACCTCTTTTTCTTCTAATCTGTATTGAATCGCTTCGGCTAGGTACTTAACATAATCGTTAGTATCCTTAACTTTAGGTAATTGGGGGACTTGTACGTTCTCTTCTAACCGTTGGGCTAAAACATTTTTTATTATCGACTTAATATCCATAATGGCATCCTATAATGTATCACTTATATTTAGGGCACAGACACAATGATTGACTATTTAAATGATAAAATTAGTTCCGTATCTTTAATAGATAAAATGCAGGTTGATAGCCCTTTAAAAGTAGTTAACTCTGCCCGGATAAGTTACAATAAAGTTAAGTCGAATTTTGACGAGAAAGATAGCAAATTAACTAATTTCCTCTGGGAGCACGATCATACTAGCCCTTATAGACACTCGTATTTTACGTTTCACATTAAAGCCCCTTTATTCCTGTTCCGCCAACTAATGAAGTATCAGGTGGGTAGTGGGTTTAGGACCTACGAAGTAGAGGGTAAGGAGGTTTCATTAGAGGTATTCGATCACTTCTACGATCAAGATAAGGGTTGTAGTTGGAACGAGATTTCTGGTCGTTATGTACAGACCTCTGACGAGTTCTACATTCCTAATATGGCTAGGGCTAATCCTCCTCATGGTAATAAGCAGTCTTCGGAGCAAATACACCCCGATAGCAGACTGCACGATATTATGAGGGCAGAAATGAAAATTGCATCTGATTCTGCCAAGTCCACTTACGACTTTTTGGTTAGAATTGGGGTAGCTAAAGAAATAGCAAGAATGGTTTTGCCCCAAAATATTTATTCGGAATGTTACTGGACTGTCTCGCTTCAGTCTATAATTCACTTCCTGCACCAAAGATTAAAGCCGGACGCCCAACACGAAATTAGACTTTTGGCGGAAGGAATTTACACTTTAATGCAGCCAACACTTAACACTTTAGGTATAAATAAGGAATCCCTATGAGTTCTAAAATTACTGTATATTTCCAACATCCAGAAGGGGCTGAACCCGAATTTAAAGCAATTTTCAGTGTTCGCCACCTCCGTAACTACAAGAAAAATGAAAACGGGGGTGTAGAAATAGATCAGTACGGTGGGTATACCGTCCTATCTCAACACAAAGATTATGTTATTACAGAGGACGGACCTATCTTTAATTACTCATGGACCTATACCCAGACTCAGACCTGTAATGATCTAATCATTACTAAGTGCAATCCAAGAACTGATAAGTTTAGCCGTAATATTGGACTATCAGAAGCAATCAAGTGCTGGCTTTACAAAGCATTTGATGGTAAATATACTACAGAATATAATCTTCGTCAAAATTGGACTATACGACCTGTAGGGGTAAATGAGTTCGTACAACTTTATCTACCTGTATGAAGGCAGTAGTAATTGGTGACTGTCATTTCTACAATGCTTACCCAAGTTTTGATTATCTTCAACACCAATTTGATACCATAAGAAAAATTATACATGATGAACTACCTACGCACGTTATATTCCTCGGTGACATCTTTCATTTCAGGAAACCCGACCCTGAGTCGATCGTTAGATGTGTTGGTTTTTTTACTGAAATTGCCTCTACTTATTTTCGTAAGAGCATTATTTGTATTCGCGGTAACCATGATACTGCTGCTAAGTCTGATACTAATAACCTTTGCATTATTGACATCTTGGGAGGAAGTTATTCCGTTTGCGGAGCCGAAATCGTAAGCTCCTACAAGAAGATTCAATTTACCGATCAAATTGATTTTCATCTAATAGCACATTTCGATTCAGAGCAAACTATCAGGCAGTATCTTGATAGTATACCCAAAGATAATAAAACCAAATTCGTATTTGGACACTTTGGGTTCAAAGGATGCTTAAACCCTAACGGAGACGAAGACTCTCCGCTAGGGCTAGAAGTATTTAAATACCCTACTTTCCTGGGCCACATACACAAGCCCCAGGATAATGGGCATGTCCATGTGGTAGGAACTCCATACTCAACCGCATTCTCAGAAGCTGATAACCAGCATAGATACGCTGTAATCCACGGTGATGGACGTTACGAGTTTAAGAGTATAAACTCAGGTATTAGATATTGTCAATTTCCTTTAGCCTCTTTAGAGGCAAACAAGGATTTCATAAAAGATAAAAATTACAAGACAATATTGAGAGTTTATCTAAGCCAAATCTTAGATACTAATTCTGTGGATCTAAGAAAGAAGATAATGGCTGTATATGGGGTTTCTTATGTCGATATTAAGTATTTTCCAATCATTGATGACGAGGTACAGAGAAGTTCTTATCGTCCTAAGAGCATGGTATTTGAACTTAGCGATGACCTTATTGTTAATTATCTCAATGAGTGTAAAGCAGATATTCCAAAAGAAATTCTGCTACAAGGACTTAATAAACTAAAGACAGAAGATGATTCTAAAAACTCTTAAAGCAAAAAACTTTTACAGTTTCAGAACTGTTGAACTTGATCTATCCAAGTTTAGGAACATTGTTTATGTAAAAGGAATAAACAGAGATTCGGGTGGCAGCAACGGGTCTGGTAAAAGCTCAATCCTAGAGATGATAACTTTTGCCATCTTCGGCAAGACGATTAGAAAATCTACAGAAGAAGCATTAGTTAATTGTGATTCGAAGAAAAACCTAGAAGTAGAAATCTGCGTATACAAAGATGGGGTCGGGGAAGCCGTCATAACCAGAGCTAAAAGACCAAATAGTCTTCAATTTTACTTAGACGGAGTAGATCTAACCCAAGAAAACGCAAACAAGACCCAAGAGAAAATAGAGAAGGAGCTTGGCCTCAGCTACAAGACTTTCGTAGCTTCTATAGTGTTCGGCCAGCATGTAGACCTTGAATTTCTATCTGCTACAGCAGACGATAAGCGCACTATCATCCGAAACTTCTTAAATCTAGACGAGATCTTTAATTGGAGAGATAAGATCAGAGATCTTAAGTCTCAGTACAGGACAGAAGCAGAAAAGTCTTCTACGGTCATTAGTGAGCTAGAGAAACAATCAGATAAGATTAAGTCTAAGTTTATCAAGGAAACTAAAGACATAAAACTAGAGCCTCTGGAAGAAGTTAAGAAAAGACAGAATTTAATCTTAAATCACAGAGAGCAGTTAATCTTTCTAAAGAATGAGATAGAGTCTAAAGATATTTTAGTTAGATCTATCCAAGAAAAGATAAATAAAGGCGTATATTGCATTCAAGATAAATGTAAGACTTGTAAAAAAACTTACACTAAGAAACAAACAGAAGCCAATATTCGTGGGCTGACCCGCAAGCTTAACCCAGTATTAAAAGCAACAACTAAGCTACGCAATAAAATAAACACTTTAGAAGCTAACATTAAAAAGTTATCTTCTATGGTTAATCTAGAGCAATGGATTAAGCTTAAAGAGCAACAAGATTTATTTCTTTCGCAGAAAAAATTAGAAGAGCAGTATAATGAAATCCTTCTTCGTAGGACTAATGAAGAAGAAGTTAAGAAATCTAATGAACTTAATTATGAAGTTATGCGGTTCTGGGAGAGAGCCTTCTCCGAACAGGGTATAATTAAATACTTCATAAGAAATATTCTTGATTATCTTAATTTTAAGACTAACGAATATCTTTCAATACTAACTAATAATCAGTTCTCTATTTCATTCAATGAGGAATTGGAAGAAACCATCATAAATAACGGAAGGAAACTTTCCTTTATGTCGTTAAGTGGTGGCGAGAAGCGAAAGATAAACTTAGCTGTTATGTTATCTCTCCAGTCATTATTAACCCATACGTCTAAAGAACAATCAAACATAATTTTCTTTGATGAAATTGCAGAAAATATGGATGAAGATGGCTGTCAGGGCATACATAATCTACTAAAAAGTCTAAAGGAAGAAGATAAGACGGTATTTTTAATTACGCATAACTCACACCTCAAGAGCTTACTCGACGGGTGTCAGATCTTAACAATAGAAAAGAGAAATGGTGAATCGAGGATAATATGATTAAGCAACTTAATGAACTAGGGCAGAAGATTTTTGAACATCGCTACGCTTACCCAGGCGAGACGAAATACTCAGACCGCTGCAAGGCAATGGCAAAGCATATTTCATCTGCCGAGCGGGATGATGAGAAGGAGTCATACGAGCGTAGATTTTATGACGTTCTCGCTACAGGGGATTTTGTCCCTGGAGGAAGAATTATATTTGGCTCTGGCAGATCGCGCCAGAATATGCTAAACTGCTACGTTCTAGAACCAGAGGATAGCGTAGACAGTATCGGCAAGGTAATTGCTGATATGTATAAGATTTCGTGCGCTGGTGGTGGAATCGGATTTAATTTCAGCAAGATCCGTCCACGCGGAGATGACATCCAGAACATTAAGAACTCCGCTCCCGGCGCAGTAAGCGTAATGCGGATGATTAATGAAATCGGAAATCACGTTAGAGCCGGAAAGAATCGGCGTACCGCTCTAATGGCCGAGCTTAATGTTACTCATCCAGATATCCTTGAGTTCCTTAAGGTAAAGCTAGACCTAGGCGAGTTGACCAACTTCAATATTTCTGTAGCTATTACAGATAGATTCATTCAAGCGTGCGAGAATGACGAGGATTGGTATTTTACGTTTAATAACCGTAAGTACTTCATGTATGAAATGACTCGTACTTCCCCAGACGGAAGCCAAGAGCAAGTATGGACTGTAGCTCTGGACGAGAAGGATGCCGTAGAGCGAGTTAAGCTACATCAGCTTAAGCACTTTAACGATACCTTTGATAATGTTAAGGAAGTAAAGTACAAGGCTTTAGAGCTATGGAATAAGATTTGGGAAAACTCAGTTAAGTCTGGCGATCCCGGTATCTTTAATATTGATCTAGCCAATAGCTATACCAACGTATCATACTTTGAGCGTATGAATGCCACAAACCCATGTGGGGAGATTACACTTCCTGCGTACGGTAATTGCTGCCTAGGTAACATCAATCTTGCCAACATGGTGGATGATAGCGGTGAGTTTGATTGGAAGAGACTTGCCCATACGGTAAGACTCGGTGTTCGTTTCCTCGATAATGTGCTTACGGTAAACCACTATCCAATCCCTGAGTGCAACGAGGTCGGTCAGCGTTCACGGAGAATCGGGCTTGGAGTGCTTGCACTGCATTACATGTTCATCAAGCTAGGAATTAAATATGGCTCAGAGAAGTCGCTAGAATTCCTAGATAGGCTTTATACTACGATCAGAGATGAGGCGTACAAGGCTTCAATTTATCTGGCGAGGGACAAGTCACCATTCCCTGCATTTAATGCCAAGCTGTATCTGCAAGAGTCGTTCGCTAGAACTCTCCCAGCCAGAATCAGAATGCTAATCAAGGAGCACGGCATTCGTAATGCTGTACTACTTACTGTCCCTCCAACGGGGACAATCTCAATGGTGCATGGAGTTTCTAGCGGTATCGAGCCAATCTTTGCTGCTATGTATATGAGAAGATTCCGTGTTGCTAATACCTGGGCTGAGGAAGTTGTACTTGATCCTCTGTTCAAGGAATATATTGAAAAAGGAAAGTCGCTAGATTTATTCGTCGGGGCCTATGATGTCACCCCCGAGGAGCACATTAAGGTTCAGGCTACTATCCAAAAGTATATTGATAACGCCATCAGCAAGACTATCAATCTTCCAAATGATGCACAGTGGGAGAACATTGCTAAGGTAGCTCTTCAGTACGCACCTTATCTAAAGGGCCTCACGGTATATCGTGCGGGATCAAAGGGTATGGAGCCACTACAAGCTATCCCCCTTACTCAGGAGAATATTGAGAAGTACGCTAAACCACAAGCTGTAGCTGAGACTGCTTCTGCTGAGGTTTGCAGAATCGGGGATAACTCCTGCGGTAGCTGATATGACAACCTACATCATTAAATGGGAAAAAGGGGAGAAGGTAGTCTACGAAGATGGTCGTAGACTATCTCCCAAAGAGATGCAAGCCCGTGATAAAAAGCTTGAAGCTCAAAACAAGAAGTTAAACATGGTTTGCCCCGCATGTGGTAAGCACGCAACTACTTCTAGCAAAAAGAACGGTGAGCCGAGAAAGAAGAAGTGCCCTGCCTGTGGTACAACTATGGAAAGATACTTGGATGGTGTTCTAATTAAAAAGGACGCTTCGCAAGTTAAACGCAAGGTAGAGCGGTACAATCATTACGGTATGGACAAGGATCAAGCTCATGCCTTCTATGAAACGTCTATAGAA